GCCAGGAGCAGTAGCAGCTGCACCACCCTGGATCGAACCAGTAGCACCCCAGACAGAGCCACCACCAGTCATAGAAGCAGGACCACCAGTAGTCTGCATAGATACGTTGATCTTTACAGGAATCTGGTTAGTTTGAGGGAACACAATGCGATCATAGCCTTTTGGGGCATCTCGTCTCTTACCGAGACGTGCGTACTGTAGCTCTGGTTCTAACACCTTGATCTCATCAGAGATGTAAGATACCAAGAGTTCTGAGGTGAGCTGTGTAGCACCGCCCCATCCAGTACCTCTTACGGTAACTGCCATAAATATTTTAAATCCTTTATAAGTAGTTAATTGACTCCGAGATCGCCACGTTGCTCAGCTTCTAAGAGTCTAGCTCGCTTTTCTTCACGGCTAAGCTCATGAAAAGCCTTCTCTCCTGTAGCTGCTTGGTGAACAGTCGTTGCTGAGCCTCCTGCATAGTTCTCTACGGGCTCTTCTTTGCGAGGTGGGGCATACTTGCCCTGAGCAACTAAGACAGCTGCTGTAGCATCCTCAACAGAATAGCCTTTTAAGACGCGCTCCTTAATTTCGTTTTTGAAACTAGAAGCTTCAGGAAACTTAGTAAGCTGATCACCAAAAGAATTGAGGAAATCACGCTCCTTTTCAAGCTGTGCAGTTTTCTGCATTTGCTCATCAAGGAGACGCTTATGCTCGTCACGTTCTTCTGCGGTCAATTTAACCTTCTCAGAAAGGTCTTTTATTCGTTTTTCAACGCGATTATTATTTTCAATTTCGCTATCTAACGTATTCAAATCAAATTCATCAGCCATATATGTACAGTACTATGTAACGGCGAATTATATAGTACGAAGTTAGTCTTTTACAGCATCGCTTTCGACTAAGAAACGATGCGATGTGAGTTATCGATTCACACGGAATCGAGCCTCATGCTTACGTGAACACTCGTATGAGTTACACCATACCACTAATTGATCTGGGTTATTTGGGTGTTCTGCGATATTTAATACCGAATGAATGACTACTTCGGTGGGATCTTTAGCCTCATCGCAATAGGAGCATCGCATCTCACCAATTCCTCTAAAATGAGGGCAAAGTTGGTATTGATACTGTGCTGGTACATTCGGATCAATAGTACCGCAAAATTCACACTGTCCTCCACGGATCTGTGGCATGCGTCTCGTATATGGTTCCGTACGCATCCCTTGTCGTTCTAGTGTTTTTGGGCGAGGTGTATGCACTGGTTGTGGTGCAGGTGTCGCCACGGTCTCTGGAGCATCAAAGGGCTCCGTCCCTAGGGGTTTCTTGTTCATATTTTATTTGATTGTTAATGTTTTGGATTTGATCTTTAAAGAATTGGGCAAGCTTACCAAGGTCAGCATACTTTCGAGCCCATGCGAGCTGACCTTGGAGTCTATAGATTTCGGTGTCATTTATCTCTGCCTTGGCAGCTTCATGGGCGAGTTGCCTTTCCAGATTAGCGACGACGCCATCGAAAACTAACTTTTTAAGCTTTTTCCAATCTTTTGAAGATTCTATCCCTGCGATTGCTTCTACGATTTGGACCATCTCTCCTCGTTGTTTTTCGAGGAAGGATATGCGATCGTCATACGTCTCATCGATAATTTCTACTTCTTCTTCGACACTATCGATCGCGATCTTTGAGTTATTCATAATTTTTAAGCGGTTGCTGACTGACTGTTGACCATGACGGTAATCCTTTCGCTCAATACTGAGGTAACAGCACTGGTATAGCGAAGGAAGACGCGGCCTCTCTGACTCAAGATTGGCAAACCAGAGACTGATTTAACACCAAGTGTTGAGGCAGCAGCAGAGCCGATACCACCAAAGACTGAAACAGGTGTCGTGCCACCAGCCATTGATGTTGGACCACTCACAGTGGTTGAAACACCGATACCGATAATAGGGGCAGAGATCCACTCGGCAGTGGTAGCGTTGGCGTTTGAAACAATGCTCGTGCGAGAAACATCATACCAGGTCGTACCACCATCATCAGTTGTCTGAAGAGTAGCTGATACACCACCACCTAATACTGAAGCTTGAAACTTGACGACAACGTTATCAGTATCTTGTGGCAACGTAAACTGGTAGCCAATACCACCAGCGACTGAGGCAGGGCCCGTAGCTACTACTGTGGAATTGTTTTGGTCAAAAACTACTTGTAGGGGTAATCTAATTGCCATATGTAAATATAATTAATTGCTTGTATAACCTTTCATCGACCTTATTATTCTATGGGAAGGTCGGGGGGTATCTCGGTCGCGAAAGATACCCACTAACCCTCCCATAGCGCATTCTACTGAGATACTTTGCTCTTAAAAAACATCTTATGGGCTGCTGTATTCAAGCGTGCTTTGGTGCCCTTACCACTAAAACGCTCCACGGCTTTCTTATCTAAGGCTTCATCTTTCTTTGAGCCTTCTTTGTAACCCATATTTTTATCTACTGCTTTATCTAGAGCTGATTTTTCATAATTTTCTTTGCTCATTTTTTGGGTTTTCTAGTCTTCTTATTTGGTAGCCTTTTAATGTTTGTAGTCTCCTTAGCCCATTCTTTAGCTTTAGACTTCATTTCTGGGCCTAAGTATCCCCCGAAGGCTGCTTTCATTTGTGCCTTACTTTTGAATGGCATATTTATTCAAATAGTTAATAATCTCATTAACCTTATCTCGTAAGCTATTAAGGTCCTCTCGATTAAATTCAAGAGCGCTTGTAGTAAGAAGCTCACTTGTAACTTCAATAGTATCTATTTGTTCTATTTCTTCTGTGACTTTTTTTGTTCTTGGCATATTAATATTCAGTGGTCAAAATACTGGAAGCACCTGCAGCTGATATGTAGGCAACTCCTTGGTACAGACCCTCTTGTCTATTTACTCCCTGAATTGATGCATAGTTTGCACTGCTCTGGATCGGTACAACAAATCTACGGGTAGCCGATGCAGGTACGATATGATCGAAGTTTGCACCTGAAGCAGCAGCTACGACGCTAGTACCATTATTAGCTGTGCTTGTAGCCCATTTAATAGCTGCTGGGCCACCAACTGCAGTAACTTCTATCTCGGTTGTATTGTGTGTAAATACTAATACAGATGAAGCGGAGGCATTCTCCTTGTTTGTTGAGGCTAAAGCGAGCTTGGCTGGCGGATAGCCCACTTTGATTTCACCTTGTTTGCCAACGGGAGTTGTTGGCGCATAATTATTTGCCATATTAGAGTTTTGGTTGTGACGTTTGCATCTCCGTCTTTAAGGGTGCAGTAGCTCCCATTGGAGATAAACGCTCTTGGTTAATTGGTTGGGTACTTTGACTATTTGTCTGGGGTTGCTGTGGCTGCATTTGAGTCATTCCTGTCATTGCTTGCATCTTCATCATATCATTTTTTGCTCCTGCAATATACTGCTTGTGCTCATCGATGTGGAACCAGGCAGCAAGTGTCTTAGGTTCAAGCATCATGTGCGTGTACAAGTGCGTTAGATGATTGTCAGTCGGCGAAACTTTCGCATACTTATTATCCTTCAATACTTCATTTTCCTCTTGTGCTTGTAGCTCGTCAAGCGTATCAGGGAACATTATGTCAATAAGTGATGGATCCTGTAGGAACTTAGGGAAGAAAACATGCTTGTTAAAGTTGCGCATACCATCTGGATCAAGGGTTTGCATGAGATTAGGGTAGAGATTGATCAAGTCACGGCGAAGCATGGTTTCTTTGTACTCTGCTTCTTTAGCAGAATAGACCAAAATACCTGGTGGGTAATCGGTATTAAAATCAGATAGTTGAACTGTCTCACTTTTTACACCTTTAACACCTACGATGTTTGCCATCTTCTCACCCAATTCTTTGCCATACTTCTTATAGCGATGGAACCAATGTGACCAGAACTCAGATTCACCAAATTGCATGACTTTAGACTGCAATGATTGAGCCATATCATTGAGTTGCTGATCAATAGCAACCTCAGTAGCAGTACTGTCACCTTTCTTCTGTTGGGGTTGTTGCGCCTGACCAGTACCCATAGGTTCATTAGCTTCCGTGGTAATCAATGAGATAAAGTTAAGAAGCCCAGGACTCATAGGATCATCTTTGATCAGTGGCCATGCTGCATCAGGACCATCCATCGGAATATGTTGGTTGATCTGACGTGCAAAGAATTGAGTTACATCACGTACTTTATCTGGGTTGTACCCATAAAGCGGATTTGCTTTGTCTTTAGCTGCAATAAAAGCAAGATTGAGCAATACAGATTTTGCTCGATGTTTATCCTCCAGCAAATCAGCAACTGAAAAAGAGATTGATGAGTGAGGATCTCTGAAGGCCTCCTTAACGACTATAGGCCATTTAGAACCCGTGTCGATTGAATCTCCTTCGGGGGTGACGAGCTGTTCACCGTCTTTAAGATCAAGCTTGTTTTCAAAGAGTATCTTAGAAAAACCACGGTCCACCCAGCACACAGCCTTGTCGCCCTTATCGTTGTAACCGTAAAATTCGAGTATCTGATAGACATCACCCGAATATGCATCAATAGATGGAGCTACACCCTTCTTAGCTTGATCTCTTTTGATTTTGTAATCCCAGATATAGGGATCAATACCTGTTTGGATTTCTTTAGTGTCCTTAATACCATCAATAACTCCAGCTTTAATAAGCTTTTTGAGTTCCCATTTAGTTTTCGTGACCCACTTCCAGTAATATCGCCACTGTTGGACTTCCTCGAAATAAGGGTCATAGCCAAACATGAGTGGATTAATGACCGTCGGCTCCATCTGTTTGCGCTTTTTGTTAAAGCGAAGTGTTTCGAGATAGCCTCGACCAAAGAAGAGCGTATCCCAAGCCCAATCATAATCAAGCTTTGCCTTGTTCATTTCAAGGTAGTCTGATTGAGCAAGGATATTGTATGAGTTTAATTGCTCTTGCAATATGCCTTGAGAAGGCAAGAACTTAACCTGTAGCTTATCGTCGTACAATGACGATAATACGCGGTTAAAGAGGGTGAGTAGTAATGTAGATGCGATATTTTGCTCACCGCGGTTCAAATTATTTAAAAGTATCAGTTGCTGAACCTGACGGCGCTTTCTAGCTTGTAAGAATTGGAAAGATTCGTCGTATTTAGCTCTAATGTCGTGTAGATCCATTTTGTTTAGTTAATTGCTCTGATAGCGACCTAGGCTTTTCTATAAAGAGAACATCTCTTCTGGCTTCACAGGGTACAAAAATCTGATAAGTGCCTTTTTTCTTATTAAGTATAACACGTGGGCCAACTTCATCTAGTGGCCTCAAACCATCTCCCCATAATATCGTCTTGATTTGGCTAGCGTGTGAGTTGAATACTTGCTGTTTATCTAAATGCCGTATCTTAAGGCCTGGATTCATTTTAAATTCAAAGAGTCTAATTGATATTGTCCTACCCTCAGCTGGATCAATAATCGGCGCTCCTTCAGTATGAAGATCAGCTCCATACTCGTACGTAGTGTTATTGTCGACGGATATGCCATTTCCAGCTTTTAAATCAGCTAGATCTCCATCTACATCAATTCTCGTTTCCGTTCCAAATTCGTTTGGTTTCGTCATAAAATTCTCTGCCTCGCATTTGCATTACCATGCGAGTGCTTTTAATTTGCTGGTCAGCTATGACCATAGTTAATACTGCAGCATCGACGACATTAGGAGACATAATACCTTCTCTAAATAGTTCTTCTTTAGGTCGAATGATTATTTTGCCGTCTTTGTTCTTATATTTGACGTTTTCAAATTCGTTCCACCCTATATTATACAACAATCTACCACCAGATAGTAGCCATTGGCGTTGGCGCCAATGCCATTCTGCCTTTAAGTTCGCGAATTGGTCATCTTCTGACTTTTCACCGAATGACACGCCTCTCAACGCATAGTCCATTTCTCGTAATCTATCAAAGACTCCTTGGCCTACGCCTGATTTATCGATGACAATAAAGTCTGCCTTGTATTCTCTAAACTTCTCTACGACTACGCTGACCAGATCCATAGTATTTTGCAGCTTTTGGTTAAATAGGACTTCTTGTAGATTGGCAGATTTCAAGACAATAGCTGAATTATCACCTCCAGCTGCAGGGTCTACCCCCAATATTTTATAGCCACCATGGCTCCCTGAATGGATAATCGATGCTTGGAGCTCACGATCGCTCAAGAGACGTAGGTAGCCCTTTTCATCAATGCCTTCATCAAATGCATCCCAGTTACCTTCTAGATAGGCTTTTCGTTGCGTTTCAGGCAGCGATTCGAGTGACTTATAGTACTCTTGCGGTAAATGAGGATTGTCAGTCGGCAATGCAGGCACATAGACAAACTCATATTGCTCTTTCTCTTCTGGAGGAAACATACGCTTTACCCAGAGGTTTTTCACCCATGCTTCACCCAAGGGATTACAAGCTGCTATAACCTTAGTTTCTTTGATCCCAGGCCAACGTAGACGACTACGGAGCATATCAAAGACTGTCTTAGGATTACGATTAATCTCATCAAATGCTTCTATAGCAAATTCAACCGATAGGTACTTCTCAGGCTCGTCAGTATTGCGAAAGCTTAAGATACCAGAACCATACTCAGGCTTGAGCGTAAACTCTTTTTTCTGTTCATTCCAGGTACCGAGCCATTCAGGTAATTCAAACTTAATCTTACTCAAATGACGATCACTCAATGCTTGATAGGTTTCACAGAATAAGCCTGCACGTATGCCCGATATCTTATACTTCGCATGAAGCTTAATAAGCCAATAAATAGCTGACCATCTCAGCCAATAAGACTTACCAGAACCTACTGAGCCACCAAAGAGTACGAACTTAAAGCGTTTTGAAGCCTCTAATGCTTCTTTTTGTTTATCGAAGAACTTAGTTAACTCGCTAAATTTAATAATCTCATCATTCATCAATAGAGATAATCTTTTGTGTTACATCAGCTTTAATATTCATGTCTTGAGGAGCTTTACCATAGACTCTATCGTGTAGTTCTCTGATTGCCTGGATATCTCCTGTCTTAGCCTTTTCAATTAAGGCTTGATTGATAGGCTCTCGAGCTGCAATGTAGGCATCGATCAATGCCTGCTTGGCTTGTTCTGCATTGAGAGTAACTGCGGATTTAGACCCCTTAGGTCTTCCTCCTTTTTTACCGTTTTCTCGTGCGATGTGGGCTGGTGCTGCCATAGGATATTTAACCTAAAAACCAATATTATTACTCTTTTAGCAAATGCTTATATTTAAGCTTATTATCTTTAAGGTATATTGGCCATTCTGATTCATCAAGACTATAGACGAATTCTCTAAACAGAAAATCTCGGCTATCTCGGATATTTGATTCGAGGGAATCAATGACTCGAGGATGGGCATATGAATCACTTGTATAGGAGTCTGTAAGTTTCTCTTTGACTTTTTCAAAACCTCCCATAGAGGTAAAGTGCCAACCTGCTTCTTTTTCTGTTTTCGGTAGTTCATGAGTTCTTAAGTGATTGAGACAGCGATCTTTAATATCTTTATATTGTGCGACTATAGTACCCCAGAACTGTTCATTTGATCTATTGTTCAGGTAGTAGCTATATACCCTTAATTTGAGCTTGCTAGGGGCTTCTACGTTGATTGTAGGATCCCATATCTCATCGCAATCGCCTATGTATACAGTATCTTCGTCCTGTAGGTCGAAGAGTACATCTTTAATTGCTTCCTTCTGGCAGAATTCTTGCTTCCAGTGAGTGGGGCCGTTTTTAGGGACGTTAGGACTTGTTTCTGCTAATTGCTCATAGCGTGCATAATCGATCTTGGTGATGTATGCGTACTCTATCTTGTTTTTAAATTTATCCCAGGAAGGTGTGTAGTCTTGTAAAAAGCGTTTTGGTTTCGGCTTACCACTGAATGTCTCATCAAATTCTATTATAACAAATCTGTCGACATAGGGCGAGAGTATATTAAAACGCATATCGAGTAATTCCTTTTCGCCATTATAGGTAACGACATCGTAAATCATGATGCTAAATAGTTAGAACTATCTTTCTCTGGTTGACCACCTTCTAGTGGTTCTTCGGGAATATACGGGAGCCGTTCACCTTTGCGGACTCCCAGAACATTGCGGTAGCCCGTATAGTAGAGATCAAAATCGGTTTCGGGTAAAAATCGCTGGAAGCCAGTCTTTGAGCTGCTTGCTCCTTGCTCATATTGTACGTAGCGACAGATCTTAAGCTTATCACCTAAGCCCTCAATCACTTGTTGCTCATAGCCTTCAACATCCATTTTAAGGAAATCTATCCTTTTAATGCCCTTCTCTCGTATATAGTTGTCTAGTCTTCGTACCTGGACTTTTTGCATACCGTCGCCAATCATGTCTCCTTCTTTGAGTTCCTTAGCCATACATTCACCATTCTTATTATATTCAAAAAACCCCTCTACGCTGCCGGCTGCCCAATTATTGAGATAGACCTTTTTAGTCTTACCTACATTCTCGGTAAGTTCTGTAAACCAGTCGTTATTTGGTTCAAAAGCGTGGAGCTCAATACCTGGCTTTAGAATGAGGTAGTCTACATCATCACGAGCGCCAATATCAAAGACTACTTTCACATTGGTAAGTGATTCAAAAACTTTTAATTCATCGATGGGAATACGGGTATGTGGCATATTATGGTTTCCAAATAGTATAAAGTCCTCGCTCAATAATTTGGGCTTCTGCTGGATAGACTGCCCAGCCTAGATAGTTCGCGAGCTTAATATAAAACTCGACTGGATGCTTGCGTATATCTTCTTTGGTCAATATGTAGTTAGAACCAGGCGCAAAAGGGACATATTCCATACCATCAATGCCAACTGCTTTCATGACTTCCTTAGGATCGTGCTTAATAGGGTATTGATTGAGGTACCACATATTATTGACTTCCCAGTAGATACCATCTTTATAGAAACAAACATCTTGACCTGGCTTCAAACCCTTACTCCCATCCTCGTCCTTATAGGTGGCATGGTTCATGGTTAGGAGCGGCGTGAAGCTTGTATTGTCTTTTATAGCATTGAACTCTTCTTTTGTAATGTATTTAAACAAATTTGCCTTGGTGTAGATACAGACATCGGGCAAAGTATTATAATTGGTAATAATGAAACTTAATTTATCAAAGATATCAGTCCCAATATTAGGAACTATGTTCGCCCCTGGTATTGGGTAGTCACTGCGATCGTAGAGGATTAAATCAGGAGCATACTCAGCTACCCAGTCTATATCTTGATTATACCGTGAAACAAAGAATTTTGGCATATTATATGTATAAAAAGCGCTTATAGTAGTTTTGTGGCAAAGACCAAATACCGAGGTTACGTCTTCCCCAATAGCGTGGCGCAATGGTAAATCCTCGACTAAGCCAACGTGGGAATATAAAGAAAGAAGAGTTGGCTATGATTGCGTACTTTGCATAGCGCATGCTACGCCAATTAAGGCCTATATCGTGAATAACCTTAAACTCAGGAAAGCATTGGCGAGCGAGTTGCTCATCATCTGTGTGGACTTCAAAGCGCATGTTGGGATTAATATCACGCATCTTTTTAATGGCTTCGTCATAATAATCTTTGGTTAAAAACAGATCAGGATAGAGCGCAAACTCACCGCCCCTAAAGCCAATAACGCAGACATAATCAGGCATTTCTAAAGGTTCTACCTTAAGCCACTCATTTACTTCGGCTTCGTATTCTTCCCAATAGAGTTCGCTTTGAAATTCTCCCTCTATGACTGTGTTGTCTTCGAGAAAGCTCCACTCTGGATCGTATGAGCGTATATCTATGCCTCTTTCATCAACGATCTTCTTTTCAGTCCATTGAATGAGTTCTATAGGGGGAAGATCATTATACTGAACGATTTTTGAGTTATCGAACTGCATAAAGCTTTCACATTTAAAGCCTTGGGGCTTACCTGATTCATCAGGATTCCAAATTAAACGCCAATCTGTCGTTAATTGTAATGCCTTGATTCGGGTAGCTACCATTCGGTGCAATTGGTTGCCAGCACCCGAGCCTTGATGTAGAAAACCATAAATCATTTGATATATTTATGTCCTCCAAAGCTAGTAGTCGTTTCTGGCACGGGGAGTTCAGTGCTAAAACGAGCTGCTACCTGGACGGGGGCAAATTTAATGCCATCGTCTTCTAAGAGCTTACGATTATGCACACATAAGAAGCCATCCTCATGAGGAAAACCTGTACCATAGTCGCTAAATTCTAGACCTAGAGTAACCGGCGCCCGTAAGAGCTTTCTACTTCGTAGAGAAAAACCGCCATTGCCAACGCGTACCTCTTGGCCTTCTTTGGTATAGTGCAGTGCAGGTGGCCAGGGAGCTCCTATGTAGTCGTACTTCAGAAATTCTTCAGTCCATAGTGAGCCATTGGTAATATAGCCGTCATTCTGTACTACTAAGGCAAATTCTGCTGTTACGTACTGCCAGAGATCCATAGCGACAAACCGGTTATATCCTGGGTAATCCAGCTTCTCTATGTTAATGACTTCAATACCCTCAACAGTTATTTCTTCATGAGTAAACAGTATTGAGCGATTAAACTTCATCTGGGCTTGGCACTTTTTCATCGCTTCAATGGTTTCAGGAACCTTTGTACATGCTACCGAAACAAGATCAATAGTAGGGATAACAACTGCCCAGGAAGTGTCTGGTGCTACCGTAATTCTCTGCATTTCAAAACCTTCTTCTTCGGTCAGTATTTTACTGATGTGTGGGAGTACAAAATCGTGACCTGAAAGGATTCCGCCTCTTTTAATCTTTGGGCGCCAGGCTCGTATATCTTCTCGCACACTTTCTTCGTCATGTTCTGCATCGATGTAGACGGCATCGAGTGAGCCATCTTCAAAGTCTTTAGCTGCTTCAACGCTTGTTTTCTTGATCTTTATAATATTGCCTACATTCTTAGTGCGGGCAATAAACATACGCTCAGCCTCTACAAATAATTGATCGTGCTCAGGGATTCTGCCGGTTGGGGGAACTTTATAATCATAGCAATCAACGCTGTAAACGGTATCGACGCAGCCAGCAAATAAAAGTGTAGAGATGCCTTCAAATGAGCCGACTTCCACCATTTTAAAATCTGGCTTATAGAATTGTTTTATTAGAGAATAAAGCCCACGCACGCTATTTTGCTCTGTTAGCGCGATATTACCCATGCGTGGCGTTGAAAAAAGTGTATTTAGATCCATATGTTATTTCCAAAAACTATACATCCCCTTATTGAGTTCGTATGGCATTTGTTTAATTTCTCGAGTAGGCTGGTCTTTTGCCCAGCTAAACATTTCACGGATTGTCTGTTCTATGTCGGTTTCATCATTAAAACCAAGCATTTTTTTAGCCTTATCATGATTACAATAGGCATTCTTAACTTCATGACGAGCTTCTTTCTGTTCTATTTCTGAATTATAACCATATTCTTGACCGATCTTTTGCACTAATAGAGCTATTTCTTTAAGCGTATATTCTTTATCAGCTCCGAGATTAAATATCTCACTGTCGCCTTCAGTCATAAGCTTTTCAAAAGATTCCATATAGAACTTAATGTCTGAGAAAGCTCTTGTCTGTTCACCATCCCCAAAGACTAAGATCGGCTCGTTATTTAAGATTCTACGAATCCAAATCCCAATCACGTTACGGTATTTATCCCAGATATTCTGATAGATACCAATGACGTTGTGAGGCCGTACAATCGTATAATTGAGGCCAAACTGATCGTGAGCCTGCTTAATATCCATTTCTACGGCATACTTGGCAATACCATAAGGATCTTCTGGCTTAGGCTGCATATCTTCAGTAAACGGAGCGGGATTAGAACCATAAACCGCCATTGAGGAAGTAAAGATGAGCTTCTTTACACTCTGCTTAACACATTCATTAATAACATTTACTGAACAAATGAGATTATTTGAATAGTTGAAGTTTCTAATAAACGGAGAAAGGCCCTCAGCTGCATAAGCTGCAAAGTGGTACACATAGTCAGGCTTAATAAGGCAAAAAACATATTCTAACGCATTTTTATCCAATAAATTTATCTGGTGAAATCGAGATAAACTAATTCCTATATTGTCCAAATAGCCTCCACTCAAATCATCAATACCATGCACTTCATAGCCTTTATCCAAAAGGTAGCGAGAGAAGTGAGAACCCAGCAATCCAGCAACACCAGTAATTAAGACTTTAGTTTTTTGCATAGTAATCTTCAAAAGCTTTAATAATATATTTCAGATCCGATTTAGATAATGAGGGATGACATGACAGCCAGAATGAATTGCTTACTATGACACTCACTCCTTTGAGCTCTCCATTAATTCTATATTGATCTGGCTGGTAGGCTGGATGACGGGTGATGTCTCCACTAAATAGAGGTCTCGTCTCGATGCCCTTTGCTTCTAAGTATCTGAGCAGCGGTCCCCTCTCCCCTTTCGTGGTAATAGGGTATGAAAACCAGCAAACATCGGCCTCTGGAAGAGAGTAGGGGAGTATAAGATCACTAAACCTTGATAGATTATTAGTGAGGTACTCGAAGTTCTTTTTACGAGCCTTTTTAACCTTGGCAGTCTTTCTCAGCTGAACTCTACCCATTGCTGCCTGTAGTTCAAGAATCTGGAAGTTATAGCCTGGGACTTCATAGATAAAACGAGGGTTATAGTCTTCTGGGAGTGATGGATGTTTTGTATTCTCTGACTTATTAATATCTGCTTGGCGACCCCAATCTCGATACATCCTCACTTTCTGAGCAATATCTCTATTACGAGTAAACACCCCCCCACCAACCCCCATACTAACAATATGGGCTGCATGAAAACTGGTAATTGATACGTCGCCGAAACTACCAACAGGTTGATTATTGATAGTGCTACCCCAGCCATCACAATTATCTTCCAGAACATAGATTTTTTGTTTTCTCTCGTGTTCATATTTTTTGACAAGCTCCATGAGTCTGAGCATGTCTACGGGATTACCAAGAGGATGAATTGCTATGATGGCTTTTGTTTTTTCAGTAATTGCTTTTTCAACATCCCCTATATCAAAAGCGTATGTTCCCACTTTAGCATCAATTACGACAGGTACAAGATTACATTGCAGAATGATATTAAATATGGTAGGGAAGGTGACTGCAGAGATGATAACTTCTGAGCCCTTTGGAAGCTCTAAGGCTGATAATGCGAGGAGTCCAGCGCTCGAACCTGAATTGGTAAGGATACCATATTCGACGCCTAGAAATTCGGCAGCTTCTTTTGACAACTTCTTGCCTTCTTCGGCTTCTTGCCAATTCCTTGTAAAGGTTGATTTTAAAGCAGAGCGGAAGATAGCCCATAGTTCTCGCCACCCCGTAACTGCTCCTCCATATTTCACCAGATCATCTCCTACAAGCCATCTATATATTTTTACTAAAAGATTAATCATTATTTTATCCATTCTTCGTTTTCAGTTTGCCATTTAATGGTATTGGCTAAACTTTCCTCGAAAGAAACCGGTGGATTCCAGCCTAATGCCTTTAGTTTATCATCATTTAATCCGTAGTGTGGGTCATGACCAGGTCGTGCTGAATGAAAATTAACAATTTTATATTTAAGCTCTTTGCCCATAAGCTGCGCGATTAGATGAGCAAGTTCTAAGTTATCTAATTGCCTATCTCCTGCAATATGATAACGATCTGGCTTATCTATTTCACCTGGTACATGAAGATGCGGAGGGACATTTTTAAGAATAAAGATGAGGGCATTAGCAAAATTCTGAGAATGAATATATGAGCGTGAACCAATTTCACCCTTCTCGTTTCCATGTATGGTGATCTCCTGATCTTTGGCTACTGCCTTTTGTACCATAACGGGAAACTTGGCAGAACTCTGCATCTCTCCAAAATTATTCATAGTATTAGTAATTATGAGAGGGACACCGTAGGCTCGCCAATATGAGATAGCTATAGCTTCTTGAGCCGATCTCGAAGCTGCATACGGGTTAGAGGGGACTTGCGGGTCCCATTCCTTATATCCCCGATCCTTGCCGTTGGTAGGACCGTATACCTCATCCGTTGAGATCTGTATAAAGGCTTCTGGCTTAGCTTCTCGTGCAAATTCAAGCATATTCAAGACTAGAGCAACATTATTCATTACAAAAGGTACAGGTTCTTGTATGCTAGCCTCGACATCAGAAAGTGATGCCATGTTAATGATGTAGTCTATTTTACCAATACGCTTTTTCTCCATTTCGGAAAAAGGAGCAGCTAGATCATGTTGTATTATTCTCACGCGTGGGACATCTTCGGGATGGCGTTTAAGGTGATTTTCAACTCGGTCACACCAACCTCTATGATTGAAAGAGTCGATACCGACGACATTCCAATCGGTATTTTTCATTATTTGGCTGAGGGTATGGACACCAATAGATCCAGCCACACCCGTCAAAAGTAAGGTTTTAGGCATATTTTTGTTTGATTAATAGTTCTTCTTTTGATTTTTCTTCGTTACTAAGCATATTAGTCATTTGATGAGCACCGATACCGATTGCCACATCATATGAATCGATAAT